CTGGACTACCGCTGTTCTTAAGATCGAGATCATTGCATGAAACGCGCTGCCTTCTACCTAGTAGCAGGCGTAGCAACAATGCAGGTCCTGATTGTTACCTTAGCAGTCGGGACCTGTCTTGTAAAAACTGACCCTGCTAAAACACCTACCTGTGATCCAGGTGGTGAACTAGGTCAACTAATGGGTGCAATCGTTACCCAAGTCTTTGCATTATATGCAGCTGAAAAATGACTACTCCGTTTACACAAGAACGTTGGCGTCAGTTCTGGTCTTCTTTTAAAGGAGAGTCCCAGCAACTTGCTGGTATTGAAGAGCTACGTCAACGCATTGCTGAATCCAACCCAGATCTACTGACTGAAGAAGCTAGCTGGGTTAGCAACTTCCATAAGGAACAACCTAAACCAGCAGGTATCATCACCCCTGAGTTGATGCACCGTCTGACGGCTTACCCCGCCAGTAGCTTCAACGAGGCCTTCTGCACCAGCTTCAACAACATGCTGGCTGCCACTGGCTTCGACAAGTACCCGCAGGCTATACAGATGCTGATGGCTAACCTGATGACCGAATCGGGCAACTTCATCTGGATGAAAGAGATCGCTTCAGGTGATGCTTACGAGGGTCGTAGTGACCTTGGTAACACACAGCCAGGGGATGGTCGTCGCTTCAAAGGCTGCGGCCCTCTACAGGTCACAGGCCGCGTTCACTTCCAGCAGTTCCATGACTGGCTGAAGGCCAACAAGGGTATCGATGACCCCCGCATCCTCAGTGAAGGTACATCCTACGTTGCTGATGCTTACCCGTTTGAGATCGCCATCAGTTGGATCCAAGGTAACCACCTGTTGGATGTCTGCCTGATCGATGGCTTCGATGCCTGCTGCAGGCGCATCAATGGTGGTACCAATGGCTGGCAGTCAAGACATTCAAACTATCAACACTGCCAACAAGTAATACCGCTATGACAAAGAAGAAAGCAACTGAGGACATGTTCAATGACCTGCATAACATGGTCACACAGGAACTCCTCAATCGCATCAAATCAGGTGAAGCATCTACTGCTGACCTGAAGGCTGCCTGTGATTGGTTAGCTAAGAATGATATCTCTGGTGTCCAATACGACGGCAATCCGCTCGATAAGCTCGCATCCATCATGCCAAAGGTAGACCCTGAACTTGTACAAACGAGGCTCTATGGCTCCAAGAAAGGCTACTAACCCTGGCCGTAGTGCTCGCTACTACCGCGACAACCCTGAAGCGTATAAGAAGAAGCTGGCCTACGACACAGCTGAGAACAAGTCACCAGAAGATCGTAACTACCGTTCCAAACTCTCTATTGCACGTAAGAAGCGTGGAATGATGGGTAAGGGTGGTCCTGATCTTTCACATACCAAAGATGGCCGTCTAGTCCCTGAGAACCCTAAGAAGAACAGGGCTAGGAATGGTCACGGAAATAATGGCCGACTGAAGTAATGACACCACTGCTTCCCACACCTGATCACTACCTCCACAACCTAATAACGATGACAAGCTCTGAAGCAAAGAGGCTACACCGTCGTGCAATTAAAGAACACTTTAACTGTCAATGTGTCTACTGTGGAATCACTTATGAACCTGAACATCTTACTCTTGATCATGTCCGTCCTCGCTGTTATGGCGGACCTACTCTTACATCCAACCTCGTACCGTCTTGTAAGAAGTGCAATCAGGCAAAGGGAAGCAACAACTGGCTCTCATGGATGAGGGCAACATTCGGCATAACACCTAGAGAGCAACTTATTCAACAACACATCTATGGCTAATCCTCTTGACTGGGCAGCTCGTGCGATCTTACAGATCAACGGTATGTCCGCAGAAGAAATCACAAAAAGGGCACGGCAGCTTAAGGCAGGTAAAGGTCAGAAGCCTATGCCTAAAGCAAACACAACCCGCCCAGCTACAGCTCCGACAACTAAGCCTGTTGTCCGTCAGTCCCGTGTAAATGGTCGCCTTGTGAAGGGACCTGACACCCGTGGTAATCGCCCTATAGCTAAGGCAAAGCCTCCTGCACCCCCTAAGCCTGGATCGATCCAGCCAAAGGGTCAGACCAACGCATTCAGTAAGAACGGTGCTGTCCGTGACTTCCGTAACCCGAGGGTCTACGCTAACCGTCCTCCGACTCTCTCTCCTGTTGAGAGCCGCAGCTCTGCTCGTCCTACACCTCCTAGGCCCCCTATTGGTGGTCCTGGTCGTCAGTCTCCTGGCCAAGGCTCCCTGAATCTCGGTGCTGGTGAGCGTACAGGTAACAAGGATCCGTGGGGTCCTGGTACCAGTCCTCGTCGTCAGCAGGCCCAGCAGGGTACACCTCGTAAGGCTCCTGATGTACCGAAGGCTGGTACTGGTACTAAGCCAGCTACACCTAAGGCTCCTGAAGCCAAAGCCCCGTCACGTAGTAACCAGCGGTGGGTAGACAACAATACCCGTCAGGCACGGGTTAACCGTCAGATTGCTCTCGATAAGGCTGGTCAGATTGCACGCCCTGTTGGTGTTGCAGGTACAGCCGCAGCCCTTGCTACCTCTAACTTTGGTAATGAAGGTGAGAAGCCTGATGTTCGGGCTCGTCGCCTTGGCTTCAAAGATGCAGCTGATCAGAAGGCCAAGATTGAAGCACAGAAGCGTAGCACTTCTCCTAAGCGTACCCCTGAACAGGCCATCAAAGACGCTAAGGCTCAGCCACGAAGCACTACTCCCCGCCCTGAATACAAGCGACCTAAGGCACAAGTCAAGACTCCTTCTGCTGCTCAACAGGCAACAGACAAGCGTGACAAGAAAAAACTCTTCTAATTACTATGGCACCTCGTAAGCGTAACAAACAAGACGAACTGAACCGTACCTACCGTGACGTTGATGCAGGTCGGGTTGGTTCCTCCCTTCGTCGTCAAGGCTACTCACAGAATACGAAAGGCGATACCTTCTACACCGTTGGTGGTGTGAAGTACGACGCTGCTACTGGTCGTCCTGTTCGTAACCAGCCAGCCCCTACTCCTCGTGCTGCTGCCCCTAGTCGGCCTGCAGCTCCCTCCTCTACCCGCCCTGCAGCTGTAACTTCTGGTGGTGGTCGTGGTGCTTCTGCTACTCCCCCTGCTAGTCGGCCTGCTAGTCGTTCTTCTTCCTCCTCATCGTCCTCTTCTTCCTCGTCTTCTGCTGCTAAGAACACACCTCCCTCGCCTGGAACTGGTGGCACTGACAAGGGACGTGGTCTCGCTGCCTGGGCATTGGCTCATCCTGAGCTGGCTAAGAAGGCTGGTCAACGTCAACAAGAGCGTGGTACCAGTAAAACCACTAATCCACTCATGAAAGACATGGTGGAACGTATCAAACAACGTGAAGAGTCAGATAAACCTATCCCTGCTAACTCCTCTAAGGCTGAATACAACGTCAGTAAAGAAGAAGGTGAGCGTCGGCTTAGGGAGGGTACAACAAAGCCCTCCTCTACTCCGTCTAATAGCGGCACCAAAGAGGCTAGTAACAAGACAAAAGAGGCTTATTCCACTAATCAACTGACTAACAAGAGCACGGTTAAGGCTCCTGATTACTCTAAATCAAAGACAACTAACCAAACAACCCTTGCCTTTAACAAAGACGAGGACCCTCTTTACAAACTCCGTAAGAAGATTGGCGGTTAATTCGCTCTAATCGGGGCCTAGAAGCGTCTGTAAGGCGCCTCTAGGTCCTTTTACGTATATTCTACCATCCAATGAAACAATGCCGCTCCTGCGGCGTAGAGAAGCCACTGAGTGAATTTCATACTCGTAGGGACAACGGCAAGCATAGAAATGATTGCATACAATGTCAACGAGACAAGAAGAATGCAGTGCAGTATAAGCAGCTGTACAACATCTCACTGTCCGACTACGATAAACTATATGAACTCCAAGGTGGCGTCTGCGCCATGTGTTTTCTACCACAAGTAGATTCACGCAAAACAAGATTATGTGTAGACCACTGTCATACAACTGGTGTTGTACGTGGTCTGCTCTGCACTAACTGCAACGTAGCTATAGGCTTATTAAAAGATGACGAAAGACTCCTCCAACGCGGGATCGAGTACCTTAGATCTACTAAGGGCTGATTTCAAGTACTTTGCTGCTGCTATCTGGGCAGAGCTTGGTCTTCCACCCCCAACTCGTGCTCAACTGGCTATCTGCGATTACCTGCAGTACGGTCCCAAGCGATTGATGATCAGCGCATTTCGTGGCGTTGGGAAGTCGTGGCTCGCAGGAGCTTTTGTTCTCTGGACCTTGTTCAACAACCCAGAGAAGAAGATCATGATCCTCTCTGCTAGCAAAGAAAGGGCAGATAACCAATCTATCTGGCTCCAGAAACTGATTATTGAGACACCGTGGCTTAGGCACCTACAACCGACGAGTGATACTGCTCGTTGGAGTCGTATTAGTTTTGATGTTCTTTGTTCACCTCACCAAGCTCCTTCTGTTAAGTCAGTTGGAATAGGAGGTCAGTTGACTGGCAGCCGAGCCGACATCATCCTTGCAGACGATGTGGAGGTGCCAAACAACAGTATGACTGAGATGATGAGGGAGAAGCTATTGCAGTTGTGCACAGAAGCTGAATCCATTCTCACCCCTAAAGACGACTCACGAATCCTCTACCTTGGCACTCCTCAGACCACCTTCACTATTTATCGCACACTAGCCTCCCGTAACTATCGCCCGTTTGTATGGCCCGCTAGGTATCCCCCTAAAGACAAGCTGTCTCAGTATGAGGGATTACTAGCCCGAGAGATCGTTGAAGATATAGAGATGGGAGCAGAGCCTGGAGCGCCTACAGATCCAGACCGCTTCACTAACGACGATCTACTAGAGCGTGAGGCCTCAATGGGCCGCTCCAACTTCCAACTTCAATTCCAACTAGACACAAGCCTTAGCGATGCTGAGAAGTTTCCTCTTAAGTTTGAAGACCTCATCATTACTTCTGTTAACCCTACTTCTGCTCCAGACTCCATCGTCTGGTGCTCCGATCCCCGAAACATCATCAAGGAGTTACCCACAGTCGGTCTTCCGCGAGATTATTTCTATTCTCCAATGGTACTACAAGGAGAGTGGGGACCTTACACCGAAACAATATGCAGCGTTGATCCATCGGGTCGAGGAACAGATGAGACAGCAGCTGTGTACATGAGCCAACGTAATGGCTTCCTCTATGTCCATGAAGTACGGGCCTACCGTGATGGCTATGGAGACAACACCCTTCTAGACATCCTTAGAGGCTGTAACAAGTACAAGGTAACCAAGCTGTTAGTTGAGACTAACTTTGGTGACGGTATCGTTGGTGAGCTGTTTAAGAAGCACCTCCAACAGACCAAACAAGCCATTGACGTAGAAGAGGTACGGGCTAACGTCCGTAAAGAAGACAGGATCATTGACGCTCTA